ATTCACGGCAGATTGTGTGGCAAGTTTTGTGGCAGAAGTCCAATCCCCAGGAGCCGTTTCAATTTCAGCACCAACCCAAACCTTGTTCGTGTCATCATAACCCATCCACAATTTCTTTGAGGATGTGTTGAAAGCAGGTTCACCTGATGCAAGTGTTCCTGTTGTGTCTGATGCTCCGCGTTTTACTTTAATTGTTGCCATTTTACTATTTCCTTTTAGATCTTATGTATTTATACGATACAATCATTCAGTATATGAAACATCAGTCTTTTTCTTTTTATTATACTTTTCTAGATCTTTTGTCAGTTTTTGAACTTTTGCCTGCTCAATCAGCAAATTTACCTCTAAAATCAAATTTTGACTGATTAAGTCTTGCCATTTCTTTTGTAATAAGGGCACTACTATCGTTTCATTGTAATTCGGTTCACTCATAATATATTCCTTTAAAAGGTTCCACCATCTAGACTAAACTCTCCACCATCAATATCTGCATTATCTGCTGCACTTGGGGATATAGATATAAAACTTCCTTCTGTCGATGCATTACCTGTACCTACCCATGCTTTATTGTCTACTGTATTTATGATGATTGTTCCTGCGTTATAAATGGTAGAAGTACTTGGTGTTTGTCCAGATTGTTTTAATATTATAACTGTTGGAAGTTCAACAGGAGATTGATATCGACCCATTCCCACCCAAAGTCTTTTATCTACATTATTTATTGCACCAAAACCTAAAGATAAACTATTACCTTTAGAGGAATTGATAGTTTCATTTAAAGTTGGTGTTTCATTTGCAGAACTAAGACCATAAAATTTTAGATATGGTTGTGATAGATCTATATAACCCATTTATTTTACCAATACTGTTGTACTTTTTTGTTTTTTTATTTTTACTATTTTTAAATTTTGATTAGAAATAATAATATTTGGTTCTTTACTTATTACCTTTAAATGTTTCATTTTACTTTAGATTCTACAGAGAATCTTCCTTTACATAGCGGAGTTATAGTAGAACCATTTTGTAAATGTAATGAATAAAAATATGTTCCAGGCGAAAAACTAGCCATAGTTTCCGCTTTCACAGTTAGTGTAAAAGAACCAACACTTAAATTAGTTTTTACTAAAGATCCATAACTATTATTTGTGTCAGGAAAATCAATAGATCCTTCTTCCCCTGAACTATCAGAATTTATTTCAAACGCATATATATCAGTTTTTGTTGAGGTTTTTTGTACTTTAAATTTTAAAATATTAGATGAGGATGTTATATTTACAGCAATATCACTTTCATCCAGATATTCAAACTGAATCTGAAGAGTTGATCCTTGTTCCCCTAAAATGTCATATATGCCACCTGTCATTATTTTTTACCTATATGATATTTAGGACACAGTTCCCAATTAACTTTTTCTTTAAATGGTATAATTTTAATTTTATTTAATGGGGTCAGTATTGCATTCATTTTTTCTTTATCTACTACCATGAGAAGTCCCCATTCCTCTAAAAGTTTTGAAATAGTATTTCGTCTACCAATATCGGTTTCATCAATATCGGAAGGCAATCCATCAAGTGAAAATAGTTCTTTAAAATGCACAATGTAATACTTACCCCTTTTATGCAAGATATGACAAGATTGGTACAATTTATTTTCTTTTTTAGAAGAAATGCCTATTCTGGTGAGGGTTTCCTTGATTTTAAGGAAATCATCTTCAGCCTTTAGAGTAATTTCCAACAAATTTGACACATCAGACGTAGGGGTTTCCATAATTAATCTTTCTATAATACAGATAATAAAATATCACCTATATGTATAAAAAACAATCAATCAGCATCTATATCTTTATACATATCAGTTATTACTTTAATCTGTTCTTTAGACAGCAATTTTGCATATTCTTCTGCTCTTCTAGAAGATATATTGTAATATCTGGATATACAAGAAATACCCTTTGTTTCAATAGATTTAAACCATTTAGAAAATCTTTTGCGCTTTCTGACTGATAGTATCAGGTAATCGTATTGTAGTTTTTTAGGTAGAAAATTCCTGAAATTAATCTCGTTTGCGTGGAAAAGAGTATCAGGAAAATAAGATAATCCCTTATTTACTATAAAGGGAAGATACTGCTTTTCCTCACACACCCCATCATCTATTAGATTCTTTTTTGTATAATTTATACTATTAAGAACATCAAAAGGATTCATTTGAAATTACATTCCACTGTTATTTGTACAATACACGCCAACATATTGATTTCCTGATCGGCAACAAAAGCAGATTTATACTGATAATCTGCAATAATCATAATTGCAGTGGGAATACTATTCTTGTCTAATTCCACATACAGAGTTTCGTAAATCTTTCTGAAAATCATTGATTGATCATTATCAAGATTGGAAAACACCCATTTTCGAATCTCATCCATATTCTTAGACTTCATATGTTTCAGTAACTGTTCAGTCGGAATATCTCCTGTTTCTGCAAGCAGACCAGAATCAATTGCACCTGTTGAAGAATATCTCTGAAGTTCATTAATCAATCTACGAAAATCAGGAGAATGCTTTAAAACTAATTTTGCTAAAACAGATTCATCAAATTTTATTCCTTCGTTGGAAAGAATAGTTTTTGCTCGTTCAAAGAAATGAGTAGATAGTTTAGTCTTTTCTTTTCCTGAAAAACGAAAATCAATGCAAGTACATCTAGAGTGTAATGGCTCAATAACTTTATTTTTAAAATTACAAGTAATAATAAATCTACAATTCTTAGAAAATTCTTCCATGAATCCTCGAAGTGCTGGTTGCATACTTTGAGGATTTGCATAGTCAAACTCATCCAAGATTACTACTTTACCACCACCACTCAATGATACACTACTAGCAAAGTCACGAATCTTGGTTCGTAATGTATCAATATTACCGTTTTCAGAACAGTTAATAAGAATGTGATCCGTTTCTAATTCGTTGCAAAGAGCCTTGGCAACGCTGGTCTTTCCGCATCCTGCTCCGCCAGACAGCATAAGATTTGGCATATCTTTCCATTCAGATTTTGCAATCTCAGAAAAGAAATTTCCTATGCTATCTGGAAGAATACAGTCAGACACCTTCTGTGGTCGATACTTTTCGACCCAGAGAAACTGGTCAGGATTTGTTTCCATTTTAGTCCTTGTATTCAGAATCTGCTTCAAGAGCAATCCAATAAGTCAAATCAAGATTATTATTAGTAAACTTACTAACAATTTCCTTGCACATTTGAACCTCGTAATCACCTGTGAACAATTTCAAATTTTCAACCTTAAAGAACATCTTGAATGATGAATCAATTTCAGAATCACCAACAGGAAGAGAATAAAAATTAGATCCTGGAACAGACTTATCAGTAGCAAAGATTTCAATCTTACCTGTTTTGCAATCGTCAACATTGTAACGAATACCAATATCAGGAAGTTGCAAAACTGAAGCGGCTCGAAGAACATCTGAGAATGCTTTTTGCGTTAAGGTAAACACAACTGCGGTAACAGGCATCTTGATCTTCTTCGTAGGAACTGTAAGAAGTTTTGGTTCACAATAATGATACACAACCGATGAACCATTTGATCCTGAAATAGTAACAGACTTTTCATTGAACTCAAATTCAGGATCATTAAAAAGTGAAACAGTTCCAAGGAACTTGTTCAAATCCCAAATACCAAATTCATTTTGAAAAGTTTCTTCAACAGTCATTTCAGACAACACATTCTTTACTGGTGAAATTGTGGAAATAATATTTCCTGGTTTTACCAACAAGTTGGAATTAATCGACGCAAAATTCTTCAACACATCCAAAGTATTCTTAGAAATCTTCATTGTAGTGCTAGTCATCACATTCTCCTATAATATAAATTTAAAACGATCATCACTTAGAGTTACTAGTAGTATACTCTAAACCGAAGGTAAGTTCAACAAATTTCTTCCTTGGATTTTCAGAAACACCACTTTGTGATGCTTCATAATTTGTAAATCCTGGCATTTTAAGCGGGCAATGAACTTTAGGATAATCTAATTTTGAATAAGATTCCTTGCCATCAGGTAAAGTTCTACTTGCAAGTTGAGTCATTTCTTTATCTCCGCATCCGCAAGCACCACAAAAGAAAGAACCTGGAAAAGTCGCACTATCTTTTCTCTCTGAACATGGTGGTAGTTTTTTATTAACATCACCATGACAACTAAGAGATCTTAGTTCTTTTTCTGGTTTCATTGCTTTTGTATTACTCAATCCTCTTGAAGCAACAGATTCTACAAAAGTAGCCGCTTTCTTTAAAAATCCAGGTTTTGGCATTTCAATATTCTCATCCGACATAGTTATCATCCTCCTCGTCTAATGTGTTCATAAATTGATCCTCATCTAGTTGTCCATAAATGTAATTTTGTAAATATACTTTACTATTTTTACTATTTTTAGAATTCTTTTTTCTTGTTCGTTTTTCATCTCTACGATCTTCGCCGTAAAAATCATCGCTATTTGACATAATTAATTCCTTATTTGAAAATATCAGGATAAGACTTTTTAAGTAAATCCAGATTAACCGGAAAATTATCCTTCTGTTTCTTAAGAACACTTTCCAATGTAGCGGATTCCATCCAATTTAAACACTCTAATAAATTCTTTAATCTTTTCTGTTTTTCTTTTGTATTTGTTTCTGTATCTTTTTGAAAGAAATATCTGATATTATCAATTTGTCTATTTAATGATGTAATTGAATATCCTATAGGATCATCGCTAACTGTGTAAGCAGGAACATTAACGGCACTATATGAATCATCATAAAGGTATTCAAACAATACTACCATTGAACTAGTTCGTTCTTTGATTAGTATTTTAATTTTTTCTTGTTCGGTTGATGCTTGCCGAACTTCATTCATAATTTCTGCAATATATTTCATTTAAAAATCCTGTATATGGTCAATCAACAATTTCATTTTATTTTCAATCATGTAATCAAAAATCATACTTCGCTTGCCTATTGGTTCTTTTGCATATTCTTCCAATATTTGCGTTTCATATTCTATAGGTATATATGTAAGATCTACCAATTTTTGATTTCGAACAATATTATCTCGGTATTGCTGAGGAACATCATCAAACTGTTGCCATGTGGCAAGTTTTTTTACTGTTAATGGTTTTTGACGCTTTCCTTCTACTGCAAAAGTATCATCCTCTGAAAGAATATTTGGAATACTATCAGAAGAATCACCAGAAACAATATGTTCAAATAAATATCGTTCAGGTTCTTCACAAACCACAATCTTGCCGTGTATAGGACTAAACTGAGTCACATTAGGATATCGATATAATTGTTTAAAATCTTTGTCACTAGAAATAATCATAATCTTTTCTTTATCATAAAAATTCTTAGTAAGAGTTGCAATAATATCGTCTGCTTCACAGCGATTTACCGCTATTGATTTGTAAGGAAAATTATCTTGTATTTCTTTCGCAACCACACTAAGAATATCGTAAATACTGTTCCAATCCTTACCGTCACTCTTTCTTGTCTTTTTTCTAGAGCATTTGTAGTGTGGAAAAATTTCTTTGCGCCAAAGATTACCAGAGTCTCGACAGATAACTAGTTCTCCAAATTCAGCGTGATACTTACTTCTGTAATTACGAAAACAATTAAGAACAATATGACGAGCAACATCTAAAGAAAATTCTTCATTTTGTTGAGAAAATATTGCTGCAAGTACGATTTGTGTGTTATCTATTAGAATCATTTTAAACAGTTAATTATTAGAGTGTTTTCGTTGATACGACCAGTTACTTTGGTAGGTTTCTTACCAATTCTTTCAAACGCATTTAAAACAACCTTTTCGGTGCCAGTCATAGATTGTAGCATATTTTTGGGAGACTTCAAGCTTTTTGTTTGAGATTTACTTGAATCCCAATTCTGTATAGTCTGACCCTTGATAGTTAATCCTCTAGCATCTAATTGATGATATATAGAAACCTTTTTATATTTTTCATTATATAAAATAATAATTTTAGAATTAACCATGTTGGAAGCATTTGTAGAGGTAATACCCAATTCTGTATTATTTTTTTGATATTTAAGTTTTTCTACAAGTTTTTGTGGGGTCTTTACTTTCTTCTTTCTAGTCTTTCTAGTTTTATTATTTGATAAGTTCTGTAGAGCAGTTATCATCTCTCGGTGAAACTCTGCAAAACGCCTCAGATTAGGTTTAGACAGCCAAGAGTATCCTTCCTTTAAATCTAGATCAGAACCGCTCATGGCAAGTTCTATCTCTTTTAAACGAGGTTCAAACATGTTCAGCAGAGCAGGAACATATACAGTTTTCATATCCACTTGCTTGAACCACGTTTCAGGATTAAACGGACAGTTTGTTTGTGTGGAAAGACACTCAATAAATCTATCACTTCTTTCCTCTAGGGTTTGCATCATTTCAATTAAACGATCACCTATACGAGATTGAATACTAGTCTTTACAGGTTCAATCGCTTGAGTTTCTTGTTTTTCTGTTGCAAGATGCTTTAGAGTATTTTCTATTTTAGTAATTATCTTTTCTGATAGAGGACAACCCAATTCATGCATTCTACAAAAAGCACCAATTGTTCTAAATCCTTCTGAATCATGATTAACACCAGAAATTAATTTAAATAGTTTTTTATTTGTTTTAATATGATTAAGAGTGTTTTGTTTATAATCTTTTCTGTCCCAATTAAAATTACACCAATTAGAATGACGAAGCACAAAACCGCTTATTTGGTCATCGTCCTCAACCATAGTTTTAATCCAAACAGGTTCGTCTTTTGAGTATGCTTCTTGTTTTCGTGATTTCATTGTTCAATCTTTGTAAAATTGTTCTTTTTGCGGTATGTAATATGGTCTTCAAACTTATCTTGAAGTATATCTTTTGGTTTGTGCGATATTACGTATATATTAATGTTTTTTTGAAATCCCTTTAAAATTGTTAAAAATGATTCGGTAGAGGCATCATCTAAACTTCCATCAAGAACTTCATCAAAAATTAAAAGATTACAATTTAATGAGTTCTTTAACTGAGAAACTGCTCTCCATGCAAACAAAAGAGACAGATCAATCTTTCGCTTTTCTCCTTCGCTAAAACTATTATATGTAAAGATATCCCTATGACGACTTTTAATAGTTTCTTCAAAGGATTCACTTAGTTCAAACTGAACAAAAAAATCCATTTGTGCTAGATATTTGTTAATTATCTTATTCATAATAGGTAAATAATACTTGATGATTTTACTCTTGATTCCTGTGTCCTTTATCAACAAAGAAGCAAGACTAAAATAGTGCATATCATCATTTAGTTTATTTTTATTTTCTAATAGAGTTTTTCCGAGTATAGCAATATCTTTTAATTTTTCTTTTTCTGTATCAATACTAGTATTGTCTACCTTTAATTCATCTATTCCCGTTTGTATCTTTTTAATATATTTTGCAGTAGCACTTGCCTGAGATTGCAATCCTTGTATTTCTTTTTCGGTTGATCCCACATTAGACAATTTCATTGTTTTGATTTTGATAATTTCATTGATTTTATCTAATTGAATCTTCTGTGCTTCCATTAATTGCTCTAGTTCAGTTTTACGCAATTGCTTCTCATTAACAATATTATTTTTTAAAGTTATATCTATTTTTTGAGTGCATACAGGACACGCATCATTTTTATGATAAAATTGTATATCTTTATGAATTTTGTTTAATTCATTATTAACACTTTTTTCTGCGTATTCTAAACTCTTTACTTCTTCATCAACATTTAACAATTCTAATTCATCCATTAGAACCTGAATGTGTTTTTGCTTATCTTCTATTTGTGATTCTAAATCTGCTATAATCTTTTCAGAATCTAATATTTCTTGCTCATGTTTCTTGATCTGATCTTGACTTCTAGAAGTCATTAGTTTAATATTGCGTTGCTGTACCATGCTTTTTTGGCGTTCAATTTCTACCTTATAATCAAGATCTTTGATATCTTCTTTAGCCTTAGAGATTTTACCTTTAAGTACAGTATTCATTGTTGAAAATACGCTTATATCTAAAAGATCCTCTACAATTTCTCTACGATCAGCCGATGCTAAACGCATGAATGGTACATAATTAGTTGATCCCAATATAACTACCTGACAAAAAGATTTATAATTCATTTTAAGAATTACATCTTCTACCATTTTTTGATAGTCTTTACTTTTTGCGTTCTGATCTATTAAAAGACCATCTTTATACACTTCAAATAGTTTGGGTGCAAGACCTCTGACAATCTTATAATTGTTTTCACCTTTAACAAATTCAATTTCAACTACACAATCTTTTTCATTAATTGAATTAACTAGTTGAGGTATATTAATATTTCTATACGGTTTGGCAAATAGAACAAAGGTAATAGCATCCAATAATGTAGTTTTACCAGAACCGTTTTCACCCACTATAAGGGTTGTTCTGCTTTTATCCAATTGAATTTCTATGAAACTGTTTCCAGTTGATAGAAAATTCTTCCATCGTATTTTATTAAAAATGACCATAATATAAAAAGTGAATGTTAACTGTGTTTAGGTTTTGAACTCGTTGGTTTTGGTGGCGATTTAATTTTAGATCTTGTTGGTTTTGGTGGTTTACTAATAGGCTTTTGTTTAACAGTACCTGTTCGTTTTATTCTTCTTCTAACAGAAACTTTTCTTCGGCGATTAGCCCGCATTCTCTTTGATCGTGCTTTTCTTGCACCTCGTTTGGCTCGTCTCTTCATTTTATTTAAAAGACCAGAAGGAATTCTTCGGCAAGATCTGCCTACTCGTTTTTCACCTGGTTTACATTTAAATATAATTTTTCGTTTACCTGCTCTGACTACATATTTTTTCTTTGCTATTCCTTCTACTAGTGTGGGTGTATATACACCCATATCACGCTCTAATAAAGAAATAGAAAGTTCTTCAATATTTGCTTCGACTATTATTGTATCAGATTTTTCATCAAAGTCAAATTCATATTCTTCTTCAATTAAAAAATCAATA